AAAGAGAAGAAAAGAAGGCTCCGGCATCGTAGCATACATGGCATTCTAGATGATCGCCAAAGAGTGTTTAATACCTTGGCGGATATAAGATTTGAAGAACAAGAACTACCCCCATTGAGTGAGTTGTTAACAGGAGAAGATCCTCGACGAGATTATCTAAGGCAAAGATGTGTGCCCGATGATTATCCTGTGATGATACAAGATCATCCGGAAAAATCATGGAAGCATCGCCCCAGCGTGATCATTCCATTCATCCACGATGATCGCATAGTAGGACACACGCAAAGGTTCTTGGATGACCGCCGGCCCAAATACATCAGCAACAGCCAACCAGGATATGTGTTTGGCACAGACTTGCAGCATGCAGATTGGACCAATGTCATTGTGGTAGAAGGCATATTTGATGCGCTCAGCATCGGCGGCCTAGCAGTGATGCACAGCACCATATCAGACGAGCAGGCAAGACTAATTCGTAGTTTGGGTCGAGAGATCACAGTGGTGCCCGATCAAGACTTGCCGGGCATGGAATTGGCGGATCGTGCAGTAGAACTGGGTTGGGCAGTAAGCATGCCTCCTTGGCCTGACGACATCAAGGATGTGAACGACAGTGTGATGCGTTATGGTAGGTTGGCAACTGTGCTAACTATATTTGAAAATCGTGAGACCAGCCGAATCAAAATAGAACTAAGGAAGAAGCAACTTGTCAAAAGACTGCAAAGTTAACAAACAAAATATCGCCAAAGTAGTGATTGTATCGATTCCGTTTGTGGACGAAAATGTTCCATTGGCTGCTCCTGCGGTGTTAAAATCTGCATTGCAATCCAACGGAATTGATTGTGTTGGTCTCGACCTCAATATAGAAATTTACAATAAAATACAACATCGTCAAGACAGATACTTGTTCCTTGATTTTTTCTATCGTCAGATTATTCATGAAGAAATTGTAGATGAGTTGGTCAGGATGTTGGATTTCTATGCAACAGAAATACTATGTTATAATCCAACCATTGTGGGGCTAAGTCTTTTTGCTTCTACGTCACAAACCTTTACAGCGTGGCTGTGTGCAGTATTGAGGCAACGAGCGCCCGATATCAAGATAGTCATTGGCGGACCAGGATTGGAAACTTTAGAAAATTCTTTGTTTAAATTTCCTGACAGGGTTAAAAAATTAGGATTGATCGACGATTACATCACTGGTGATAGCGAAACAGCATTGGTTGAATATGTTCGTGGAAATTTATCTTACCCAGGAATTAACTCGTATTCTTGGCAACCCAATGCAGATTTCAACAAACTACCTATTCCAGATTACTCAGACTATAGATTACTAAGATACGAATATTCAACATTGCCGATTGTGGACAGTCGCGGATGTGTACAGTCTTGTGAATTTTGTGATGTGATTGCTTTTTGGGAAAAGTTTCAATACCTTTCAGCTGAAAATATTTTTCTACAGATGCAGACACATATAAAAAATTACAGTGTTTACAGATTTTATTTTGCCAGTAGTATATGTAATGGCAACTTGAAAGAATTTAAAAAACTACTGCAACTGATATCAACTCATAATGAAAAATCAAATGCTCAAGCGCATATACATTGGATTGGATCTTTCATAGTCAGGTCTGCCGGGCAGCACAAAGAAGAACTATGGAAAATGATCAAGAGCAGTAATGGGTTTTTGTTAACTGGGGTCGAAAGTATAGTGGAACATGTAAGAATTAACTTAGGAAAAAAGTTTAAAAATGCGGACCTTGACCATCATTTGCAGATGGCAAGAAAGTATCAGATTCAGATGAATCTGTTGATGATCCTAGGTTATCCGACAGAAACTGTGGCAGACTACCAACAAGTCAGACAATGGTTTATAGATCATAAAGAGTTTGCCAATGATACTGTGCTAAAGGTACAATGTACTATGCCTAGCATATTGCCCGGCACTAAGTTAGAAAAAACGATCGATCATATGGAGTTCGCAGACTCTGAGTCAATGAGACATCAGCATGCAATTGACACTGTTAAGGTAATACAAAAATGTGGATTCAACGTACAAACTTTCTTTTAACTCTAAGTCTTAAACATGGCATCTGTGACAATGTCATGACTGTAGATGTATACGGGTCAGAATTTGAATTGTTACCAATCACACGGAAAATAGTCAATGACATCGAAACTATTGAAATTTTAACTTATTTGCCAAATACAGTAATGTGTGTGTTGTCGGGATCGAGGATCTTGCCCGATGAAAAAAAGTCAATAGAACTTCTCAGCATGTCCCTGGCAGGTATAATCATCAACAAAGAAATAATGTTTGACAGATTTCATTACAGATCCAATTTATCAACTCATGAACCTGAGTCAATCAGAGAGTATATCAATTATCAGCCCAGTAGACAAAAAGTCATGAATCATGATGGATGTGTGTTGTTTGATTTATTTGATCCAGATCCCTTTGCCTATCTACTGAAGATAGGCAACAAAATAAAGTTCTAACGCACTTTACATGCTATAATACCATATGATTAAGAACTATACCACTGATATTCAACGATTCTTTTTAGAAATGATGTTGGAGGATGCACAAGGCTATGTGCGTGTGCAGAACATCTACAACCCAGAGAACTTTGATCGAAGCCTGCGACCTGTGGCTGCGTTTATCAAAGAGCACGGCGACCGATACAAGACCCTGCCAGATCGCGCACAGATAGCAGCCACCACTGGCGTTAAACTGCAACCAGTGCCGGAACTGAACGAAGGTCACTTTGAGTGGTTCATGACGGAGTTTGAATCGTTCACTCGTAGACAAGAACTAGAGCGGGCTATTCTTAAAGCAGCAGACTTGTTGGAAAAGGGCGACTATGATCCTGTGGAGAAGCTGATCAAAGACGCTGTGCAGATTTCGCTGACCAAAGACATGGGCACAGATTACTTTGCTGATCCGGCAGCACGGATACGCCGATATTTTGAATCCGGCGGACAAGTGAGCACAGGCTGGCCACAGATGGATCGACTGCTGTATGGTGGATTCAGCCGAGGCGAACTAAACATCTTTGCAGGTGGCTCTGGATCGGGTAAGAGTCTTGTGATGATGAACATAGCATTGAACTGGGTACAGCAAGGACTCAGCGGTGTGTACATCACCCTGGAACTGAGTGAAGATCTCACAGCTTTGAGAACAGATGCCATGCTCACAAACATGAGCACCAAGGACATACGCAAGGACATTGACACAGCAGAGCTCAAGGTCAAACTGGTGGCCAAAAAGAGCGGCAACTATCAAGTGAAAGGATTGCCAGCACAGAGCAACATCAATGACATCCGTGCTTACTTGAAAGAGTATCAGATCCAAACAGGCAAACAGGTGGACTTTGTGATGATCGACTACTTGGACTTGTTGATGCCGGTGAGTGCCAAGGTAAGCCCAAATGACTTGTTTGTGAAAGACAAGTATGTATCGGAAGAACTGCGTAACTTGGCCAAGGAACTCAAGATGCTCATGGTCACTGCGTCGCAGTTGAATAGATCAGCGGTGGAAGAAGTGGAGTTTGATCACAGTCATATTTCCGGCGGTATTAGTAAGATCAACACAGCAGACAATGTGTTTGGTATCTTGACAAGTCGTTCAATGAAAGAGCGCGGCAAGTATCAGATCCAGTGCATGAAGTCGCGTAGTTCCACAGGTGTGGGGCAGAAGATTGATTTGGAATACAACATTGACACCATGCGTATTACTGACGCAGGTGGCGACGAGAACGACAATGGATTCCGCAAGCCCAGTAGCGTGATGGAATCTATCAAGGCTCGTGCTAGTGTGGCACCAGCAGAAACGCCGGCAGCAGCCAAATGGGAACGAGGTCAGCCCAAGCCCGGCGTTGATCCACTGGACTCCACGCCAAAGATCACAGCAGATGTTCAAAGCAACAAGCTCAAGGAGCTGTTGGGCAAGATCAAAACTGGTTAAAAACCAATAAATAACCCAAAGGCCCTTAACCGCAATGCAAAAACGCACCCGTAGTCTATTGGAAGAATTGGATTCAATGTATGTTGAGCGTGAGCGCGACTTGATAATAGAAAGCCGCGCCTCAAATATCATTGCTGGTGCCATCAACTTGTTAGAACAGATAGATGCTGCGTATTCACCGGAGCAAGCAGACAATCTCACACGCAAACTGCTGAATGCAATCCGCACCAGAGATGCAGGCCGTTTTGCTAGAACCGTAAGGCGTAGTCATGCAAATCAATAAACTGCTGGAAGGCGGAAATGTATTCAAAACCAAAGACGGTGAACCGCGCACACAACGGATCAATCGTGCGGATGTTCCTGCCACGATAAATTGGATAGAACAAGTAACTGGTATAGAATTTCCCAAAGACCGTTGGCTAGGATCGACTGGTAAGAAACCCACATCGGGTGACTTAGATCTTGCTGTGGATCTAAACGAAGTAAGCAAAGAACAGCTGGCCGGGATCCTTACCCAATTTGTGCAGAGTCAAGGCCTAGACCCTAGAGAATATGTGGCCAAAAAAGGTGAGGTACACTTACGCACCCCGATTGGTGGCGATGCCAACCGAGGATTTGTGCAGACTGACTTTATGTTCTTTCCTAACTTGGATTGGGGCGGGTTCTACTACAGTGGCGGCGAAGATTCAGAATACAAGGGCATGAATCGCAATGTGTTGATGTCAAGCATAGCCAAACAGCAAGGACTCAAGGTGGGTGCCAACGGTATGTTCTCTCGTGCCACAAATGAATTGGTCCGGGATGGAATGGATCCTGACTATGTGGCATCAGTGCTGTTAGGACGCGGCGCTACTCGTGATAATCTAAAGAATGTAGAATCAATCTATGCTGCACTCAGCAATGATCCGGACCGTGATGCCAAAGTAGCAGACTTCCGTGAATATCTGGCCAAGGAAGGCATGCGAGAGCCAGACATGACTGTGCGCGAAAGTGATGCAAACTTCCTGGCTCGCCTGCGTGATCGCATTGTGAATCAAGGTATGAAGCCCTTGATCGAGACCAAGAGATCATATCAACTGTACGAACAAGAACCTGCTGCCGTGGGCGGTAAAGCCAAGGGCATTGAGCACTTGGAAGACTACATATTCCGTAGTGGATCGGCGGGCGTGGATCGAGCATTGCAGATAGCCGACTCTTTTTATGCGGATCCCAAAACAGGATCTGTAAAATGGGATGGCAAGCCTGCTGTGGTGTTCGGGCGCAAGCCCGACACCGGTGAATTTGTACTCACAGATGATGCAGGATTCACTACGGAAAGATTGTTTACCAGCACCGATGAGGTTGCTACAGACATGGCACGCCGAGATGCCAACGCTGCGGCCAAAGGTAATGCCGCTACCAGAATTCAAACTTTGCTGCCCACATATGAAACCATATGGCCGTATCTTGAAGCAGCTACACCTGAGAACTTTCGTGGTTATGTCAAAGGCGATCTGTTGTATATCTCAACACCTGAGGTGGAAGCAGGTAATTTAATATTCCAACCCAACACAGTAGCATACCGTATTCCAGTGGCCAGTGATCTAGGCAAGCGAATAGCCAACAGTGAAGTAGGGGTAGCAGTGCATACCATGTATGCAGATGTGGATGCTGCCAAGCAACCACTCAGTAGAGTCAAGTTCAACCCTGTGCCGGGATTGTTACTGATAGAACCTATCTATGCTCAAGCCGTGCCCAAGAACAACGACATAGCAAAAAAGATCAAAACACTGCTGCGCCAGAATCGAGCAATGATAGACACCCTGTTCAATCCTATGGAACTGCGGGCCATGAAGATCACTGACTTGGCCAAGTTGGCCATTGATTATATTAACAAGCGAGTAGACCCACGGCATGCTGCCTACACTGGTGATTTCAGTGATCTGGTTCCGGGATTTATGGCCTGGTTACAACAAACACAAACTCCGCAAAAGGTCAGCAACATAGCACAGTACCTGCGTAGTCCCACCAGCAACGAGCAAGGTCTGGCTGCTGCGTTCTTGTTGTTTGAATTGCTGCATGATCTCAAACTGGATCTGCTGGGCAAACTGGATGCACAGGTGCCGGGCAACGAAGGATGGGTGTTTGCCACTCCTGTGGGCTATGGCAAAGCCGTAAATAGATTTGACTTTACTGCCAGAAACAAAGCCAGAAACAACTAGCCAAGGGTGTGATTTTTTGCCAGATTCATAAATAAGAGTAGGGCAAAAGCCCACTTTTTAGGAGATTTTAAAATGGCAGTATTTACACAAACAAACGGTACCACACAACCAGTGTTCTT